TCTGTACGAGCACCATCTGGCTGCTGTCTAGGTGCGTGGTGTAAACCTCGTAAATATAAGTTTTTGCGTCTGCCATTGCATCTCCTATCGTCGGTGTTTCCACCATAGGGCATTACTGTGGCAGTTCGGTGAATACCCTCTTAAACGCTTGCTGTATAAGGTTTAACGGTTGATTAAGAAACAATGGCGATACTTCAACGTGTATCCAGTCGCCGCCTGGTGCGCCGTGTATTTCGGGTTTGCTGTATGACTTCCAAGCTTGACGATCACAGCGCCAGCCGCGCCCAAATGCTTTAGGAAAATAATCAAGTACACATTCAACACCTAGTTCGTTTGCGTTGTCTATAAGTATGCGTAGAAATGCCATTGACCCTTTACGGTTTGCTGTTGGCTGTTTTTCAGACATCCGGTATGATAAGTCAACTGCTCGACCTGTGGCGTGAACACTTAAATTTGTTGAGCCGCGCATATCTCGTATGCCCCAACTGCCGTTATTCCAAAACGAGCCGGCACCATATTTGATGGCTTGCCGTATCCATTCATCCATGCTGTCTATTGGGCCTGCAGCTGCACCATCGCTGTTACCTGTGTATGGCCGTGAGCCAATGATTTTAGGGTTGGCTGGCAGTATTGGCATCAGATTGTTTTCGTTTTAGGCCGTTAGCGGCAACAAGGCCAGACAACGTGCCGGTCATAAAGACTGTAAGCGTTGATAGCAAGTCAATGAACTGTGCGTCGTTTGGTGATTGCTCTAAAGGTTGTGAGATAAACAGCAAGCCCATAACAAAACCTATGACTGTGACTGCAAATGTTACTGCGATTGTGCAGCCAACAAACACGATCATGCGCGCGTGTAAGTGTTCTATTTCTGCTCGTTGTTTATCCATTAATAGTGGCCTCGCATTGTCTAACGGTTTTACATTGGTAGATGTTGGTTGGCGCGTTTGTGCGTGTTGTGGCGCAGGCGGTCAGGATAAACGCAAACACGAAACTAGCTGGCAGGGTTAGGTGGGTACGGGTTTGCATCTTTTACCGCTTGTACGGCGGCTTCCCATGCGGCTTGCGTGTTTGTGCCGCGTTGCCACTCAAAGAACAGACCGTCTGATTGCGCCTCGTATTGTGTGCGGCGTGTTGTTTCTACTGCAGAGTATTGGTTGTTGTAATTGACTGTGGGCCATTGTGCGTCTAGTTCGGCTTGTGTCGGTTTTGTTGTGTTACTCAGCCAGTCAAGTGTGTCGTAATCGTTTTCAGAAATAGTCCATTGAGCGCCGACATAGTTTGCTACTAAAACTTGTATGTAATTAGTCATAGTGTCACCTTGTATCTTTTCATTATGAGTAAGCAATTACAGTCATGGTTCTATTTTTGTTTGTTGTTAATGATCCAGTTTGTCTAAATTGCATTGTAAAAGTGTTGCTACCTGCAGTTACTGTTAGAGGTATAGCGTTTGCAACTGAAAATTGATAGCCTCCGCTTTTTGATGATTGCGCATACGCGCTGTTTGCGTCAGATGCAGCAGTAGTGGTTGCACCAGATACAGCAACGCTGGCATAGGATTCAACTGCGTCATCTGCAGCAAAATTGAAAGACAACAAAACTAGAACTTTAGTACCTGTTGTCATTGTTATTGTTTGCGCTGTAGTCAAACCTACATAGCTTGTGCTGGCAGTTGTTTGCGATGTGTTTACGCGGTTTACATCTATTGCGCTAATTGCGCTTGCTGTAGGCCCAAGAGTAAGCCATGACGAGCCAGAATAATATTGAACAATGTCGCTGGCCTCGATATATGCCAGCTGGCCCTCTGCTAAAACTTTGTTAGACCCTCCGAACGCGGCATCACGCGTGACAGTTGTTGCAAATACTGGTACGCCAGTAGCAGCGCTGATGTTTTGTTGTGCTGCGGTAAGCACCGCATTTGCCACAAATAATGGTACTGAAGTTTGCGCGTTTGCTCCCATGGTTGTACTTTATCCTAACCTAGTGCATTGGTGGTAGATAGCACACCAAATGTGATGTCATCTAAAATGAACTGATCTAGGATGACTGTTGGTGATGTCCATAGGGTCATGCGGTGGCCTGTGTTCATGTCTATAACGTGATCTATGCCCTCGACGCTTAGGTCTTGGTTGACGCTTAGCGGTGTGCCGGATGGAAACGTTTTAGTTATTGACACGGTTTGCCCAATTTCTATCGGTGCTAACGCTGTTTTTTGAGCATCTGTCAAACTGGCAAATGTGGTTGACACACTGGTAAAACGTGGGCGCGGTATTGGGTACAGCAAGTAACTTGCCAGGGTTGCAGCTTGCGCGTTGGTTGATAGCAGGCTGTCCGTGATCGCTTCGGTCTGCGTAAAGTACTGGGCTATTGACGCAGGGTTATTAGAGTTTTGCAACGTGCCGCCAGACTCAATAGTCACGCTGGCATTGTTTATAACTGTCTGCTGATCAAACTCTACAAACACCGCGTCATATGGTGTAGCTGTGCCAGTGTCATCAAATGTGGCTGTTGGCGCTGCCAATGTTGTGCCTATGCGCTCTTGCGCGGTCAGCACGTTTTCTCGATCACAAAAAATACGGCCCTGTTCAGCCTGTTGTATGCGGTTTATGTAGGCGTTTACGTTTGTGCCGCTAGCGATCGTGTAAGCCCCTAGCGTGGCTGTAGGCGTGGCGGTCAAGGATGTAGCGCCTGTGTAGGCTGCAGCGCTTAAAACGGCTGTAATGCGCGCTGACGAGGTTTGGCTAGTGGTCACGGTTTGAGGCAAAAACCCTTGCGAAAGCACATAAGTGTTATCGGCAGCAAAAATGCTGTAGGTGGTCATTCCAGCCATGTTGTAAGTCTGATTAAACGTCGTCACTACGCCTGTAAACAAGTATTCACCGTTGCGGCTTAACCTGATCGGCCTTAATGGTGCTAGGCCTGGCTGCTCTGTTTGCGTGTTGTAATAAACGCTAGAGGTGTTTAACGGGTCATAGTCACGGTTGCCTACCGGCACACTGATTGACACAGACATTGTGCCAGGGCCAAACACGTCTAACGGTTTGTGACGGCCTCGACTAATCGTAATGTTTTGCACCACGTTTGTAATGTCGTTGTAATCTTCGCCGTTGCCGTCCAACACGTCAGGGCCGTTTAATGTTGAGTCATCCAAATAAAAAGCTTCGCCGTCGTAACCGCTAGACAGCTCCAAAAGGTAGGTGCCGCCAGTGATGACTGTGGAGCCAGGCATTATCTAAACAAACCGTCAACAGGCCCATACACCTGCGTGTACTGGGTTAACGCGTCAACTACAGACTTGCCAATTTCAGCACTTGTTGAAATACCGCCGTTGACGTTTATCACAAATTCAGGGCCGTATTTTGAGTTATTAAACATTGAGTACGGATTAAACGGTGCTGCAGGCCCAAAAGATGGCCCTTGACTGCGGAATCCGCCGCCACCACCGCCACCACCACCGCCACCACTGCTTGCCATAGGTGCTGCAGGGCTAGGCATAGCCGGCATTGCTGCGCTTATTTGTGGCATACCTGCGCGCTCACTTACACCTGCAAAATCGCTGCTACTACCGCCACCGATGCTAGGCAAGCTAAGTGATGGCAAAGACGGGATGTCGCTAAACGGGTTAATCAGGTTCATGCCTCGAATGATCAGGTTTATTGCTGAGATGTACGCGTTAGCAAAAGTCTCGAAACCACTGATCAGGCCGTTAAGCACACTGTTAACAATGTTGCGGAATGTCTCAAACGTTTTGTAAGCGTAAACAACGCCAACTACTAGCGCTGCGATACCTGCCGCAATTGCTGTAAATGGGTTTAATGCCATTGCAAAGTTGACTGCCAAAATTGCCACAGATATTGCGGTGATCGCGCCAGCAATAGCCAAAAATGCTTGCGGGTTTTTTTGTGCCCAATCAGCAAATTTTTGTAACACGGGCAACACCGCTTGCACAACTGGTAGCAACGCCGCGCCAATTGACTCTTTGGTTTCGTCTAACGAGTTTTTAAGTATCTTAAAACGCCCTGCAGCGGTATCTGCTGCGGTAGCAGCTGCACCACCAAATGTGCCGCTAAGTACTTGCATCACTTCATCGAGTGACGCGCCGTCTTTGATCATGGCTTTAATCTCTGGTGACAAGGCTTGTAGGCCTTTCATGTTGCCGCCATACGCCTTAGCAAGCGCATCGCTGACCTCACTTAATGACTTATTTGAGCCAATGGCGATGTCTTGCGCCAGCGTTAGTGCCTCTGTTGCTGTAGCAATGTCCTTTGTGCCAGTAACTAATACAGCCAGTGCCGGGCGTAGTTCGCTGTCAGCTGTGCCGGTTGCTCTTGACATTGCGCTAATCATGTCCTCAGTAGCTTTAACCTGTTTTTCTGTTGCGCCAGTGACGTTGTTTAATGTCAACGCAAGTTGCGCGGCTTGTGCTTCATCCTCTGCAGCTGCGGCCACCGCAGCACCAAGAGCCGCAGTGACCGCGCCAAGCGCAGCAGCAGCAGGTATGGCAGCCTTTTTAATAGCAAACTGTGCCTTTTCACCTACAGTTTCTAGTTGCTTAAATTCTTTAATGGCTTTGTCAATGCCCTTGCCGTCAAACTCTGAAATAATGGGAATAGACAGCATTACATTGCCTGCCTAACTGTGCGCGCTGTATCTAAAATCATCTTTTCCATCTCAGCTTCCACACCTCGACGCGCTTTATACACCGCAGGCCCAATTAAACGTGTGCGACCAGCGCCCACAAAACCCAATGAGTCACCTAGACGGTTTGCATTAGCGCGGCCTGCAGTCTCAAAGATTGCTGTTGCCGGGTCTTTTTGCTCAATAAGAATTACGCCTACAGCATTACGTCTTGTGTCAATGCGTAGTTTGACACCGCTCTTAGCCTTTGCCACGCTAAATGGAAATAGTTTACGGTCTCGACTAGTCCACTTATAGGCCATACCAGACAGCGGTATTTGTGTATAAACATCTTTTGCAGCGTTAATGGCTGGCTGTGCAATGTCGTTGGCTTTAGCTCTAAAGTCTTTTTGCAGCTGTGGGTCTATTTTTTTTAGTGCGTTGATAGTTTCTTTTACGCCAGACACCTGGATGGTCGTGTTGACTGTCATAGAAACTCACCTGTTCTTGTTGTTCTTTTCTATAACACTAATCACCGTAACTAGGTCGCGTGTGTCAAACTCGATGTGCGTTGGCCACCATCCTACTGCTACAAGCATTTCTGCTAGTTGTCTTCGGTAAGTGCCAACGCTGTAGGGTTTGGGTTTGTCTCATCAACAGACGTTAAATCCATGTTTGGATGCTGTTTAACCCATTCGCGCCAAGTGTCCGGCACAGTGTCACCAGCCAGTTTGCATAGGTGATATGCCCAGCAAGCAATGTCGCTGTAGCCAATACCTTTACCGTCAGAAACTTTGCGGTTTTCTAGTTTTTCCCATTCACATACCACAAACATATTTGTGGTCATGGTGCGTGTGCCGCGCCCGTCTTGTAGGTCTAATTCTAATTTGACTTTCATAAGCCTGCTTTCGTGTCGGGCCGTTGCCGGCTGTTTTTAAGACGTTGCGACTGAGTACACGCCACCAGTAAACGTAATGTCAATTGTGTCTAACGCGCCTAGTGCGGCGTTTACAATTGGCAAGGTTTCTAGGTAGCAGCCTGTCAAGGTTGAGATTGGGTTTGTTGCGCTGGTTGCCGCGCTAGTCGGTTTAATTGTAACAGTTGTGGATGTGCCCACAAGTGCAGCCAAAGTTGCGTAAGTTTCTGACGCTGCAAAACTGTTGTACATCGTCAAAGTCAACGTAGAGTTTTCCAACCCCCCCACGTAGACGCGGGCTGTTTTTCCAAAACTAGTTGATTCCAGAGCCTCTATGACGCGCACAATGCTGGCTGCAGAAACCTGATCTGTGACGTCCACACCGTTAATTTGGACGGTCGCGTTGCTGAGATATGTTGATGTCGCCATTTTGGTTAAATCTCCTCGTTAGGTTCTGTACTAGTTTTAGCAGGTTTTTTAGGTTTAGGTGTGGATTGCTCAACAATGAAACCGCCAGACAAAAGCGCTGCCACGTTAATGCCGTC